GAGCTTTGCCAGAATTGCAACACCGACAACGGCGAGGAATTCTATGAAGATTGCGGGCCTTGGGAAGATATCACGTACAACGGAATCGCCAGCATTATCGCATATGGCGAATTGCGCGCCCGGATCCAACAAGCAATCGACGAAAAGATTGAGGAAAGAGAGGCAGCGTGATGATTAAAGACGGGATCGTCTTGGGAGCCAGCATTTTTATTACAATGCTAATGGCTGAGGCGCTTATGCGCTTTGGCGCTTAACCAACCAACCACAGGAGAATGACACGATGACACGCAACATAAACGAAGTTAAACCCGGCAGCGCATGGCACGCTTGGCAATTGTACGGTAAGGCGTGGCGGGTTGAAAACCCGCGCGGCGATATCGAACGAGGCGCGGAATGGTTCGCCACCCTGCCGGGATGGCCGCCGCAAGCGTACAACGCCCGCAAACGCGCATTCATTGAAGGAGCCGCACAATGAACCGCGCAAAGCTATCCCGCGTCGACACGCTGTATATTTATGAACGCTTATGGGTCGCGCTTGATTGCGAGGAACCCGACGAAATGTGCCGGGAGCTTTCGGAATTGATGGCGGAACTCTCTACAAATTACCACGTCGACACGGGGCACCGTATCGGCGAGGATTTGGGGCAATACGTTATGGAGCTCGCACAATGATAGTCACCGCGAAAGAATGGGCCGCTGATTTCATTAAATGCGGCGCGGATATTAACGCCGTAAATCGTGAGCTTTCCGCGTGCAATGTCGCGCCCCATAAGGCGGAAGCCGTGCGCGCGGAATTTATCAAGCAGACGCTTGCCGCAATGGAAATAGCAAAGCGCGGGCGCGAACAATGGGGGGGGCCGCGCAATGATACCCCTTAGAACCCCCGTAACGGTCCGCGTTATTGACGCGGACCGCCCCCGCATAATATGGGCAACCGGCGTGATCGTCGGGCGCTGCTACACATCCCCACCCGTTTATGACGTGCGCCGCGACGATACCGGCGACACGTTGCAAAATATACAAGCCGAATATGTCGAGGTGACAATATGACCGCGCCGCAATACGTCGCGTATTACCGCGTCTCGACCCAACGGCAGGGGCAATCGGGCCTTGGCTTAGACGCGCAACGTGCCGCCGTTGAACCGTGGCGGGGGGATATCGTCGCGGAATTTACGGAAATCGAAAGCGGCAAGAAAAGTGATCGCCCGGAACTGGCGCTTGCCCTTGCCGCGTGTCGTGAGAAGGGCGCGACGCTGTTAATCGCAAAGCTCGACCGCCTAGCGCGGAACCTTCATTTTGTATCGGGCCTATTAGAAAGCAACGTTCCCATCATGGCGGCGGATATGCCGGAAGCGGATCGGACGTTTCTTCAAATGGCGGCAGTGTTTGCCGAATGGGAAGGCCGCAAAATCAGTGAGCGCACCCGCGCGGCGCTTGCTGCCGCCAAGGCGCGGGGCGTTACGCTCGGTTGTCCCTGCCCGGAAAAGGGCGGCGCGACAACCAAACGGAAGCGCCTTGCCGCGTCCGCGCGGGTGGCGGAAGGGGCGTTAGCGGTCGCGCGTCCGCTACTGGACAAGGGCGCAAGTTTACGCGAAATTGCCGCCGCCCTTAACGGGGCCGGAATTTCAAGCGCAATGGGCAAGCGCTGGCATCCCGCCAGCGTGTCCCGCTTAATCGAAAACCACGGAGGATAAAATGGTTGGGAAACTAACACCAGACGACATTATCAGCGCGAGCGTTGTACCCGCGTTGCTGGGCTATAGTCCATACATGACGCGCAATCAGTTGCTTCAACGCTGCATTGCGGCAGCGGAAGGGGCGTTCGTTGATACCTTTACGGGCAATGAAGCGACGTTTTGGGGTAACGAACTTGAACCCGTGATACTGAAAGTCGCGGCGGAGCGTTTAGGCCTGCAAAATTTTCGCGACGATTTCCCTGCCGCGTTCCCGCACCCGACGCTACGCATGGCGTGTAGCCTTGATGGCTTGGGAGAAGGCAGCGGCACGATAAGCACTGACGCGGACAGGGGCATATTTACAATGAACGCCGACACGATAGACCTGACCGGGCCTGTACTCGTCGAAAGCAAGGCGACCCGATCTCACCCTGAATCCCGCCCACCGGCTTCGCGTGGCCCGCTACAGTTGCAGGCGCAGATGATGTGTACGGGCCACCAGTCAGGCGTAATCGCGACGCTGTATCAAGGACTTGATTTGCGTCTGTTTGTGTATGCTGCGGACCTTGAAATTCAGCGCCAGATCGCGGAAGCGGTCGTGGATTTCGAGCGCCGAAAGGCGGATGTGGATTTCTACCCTGTGGAGTCCAGCGATGACGCCGCACACGCGTATAGCACGGTCGATCAGGATGCGCCGGAGATTGATTTGTCGAAGGACGCGGAAGTGGCGGAAGCGCTTAGTGATCTGGTCGAAGCACGGGCGGACAAGGGCGCAAGTGAAGCGCGAATTGACGCGGCGCAGGCCACGATCATGGAGTACATGGGCGCACACCCCAAGGCGAAAGGGCTGGTAGGCAATCGCCTATATCAAATCAGTCGCCCGATGCGTAGCTACAGCGCAAAGCCTCAAAGGGTAGTACCTGCGAAGGACGCATATACCATGCGTCAGAAAACTTTGACGATAAAGGAGATATAAATTTAATCGTCAATGCTTGGCACGATATGAACGTCTCGGCTTTCGATGTCTATATACGCGACACGAACGCCGAGACGCCTCTGTGTTTCGGACAATGGTCTGTGTATTCTTGTCTTGTTTTTACGGCCCGGATTGATTCGCATTGAATTTTGTTTAGCGTCGAAAAAAAATATCGTGCCTTCCTCGTCGTAAGCCATCACGTCGATTGGCCCTTGCCCCGCAAGAGGGCGCAAGACGTAATAACCGCGCCGCAGCAACCACTCGGTCAGGATGTGTTCACATATCTGACCTTGCTGCTGCCGGAAGTTAGGCAAGTGATTCCAACCTTTTCGCGTGACGTTCCGTGCGTTTTGTTGTCTGCCGGTACAGGCTGCTGTCGCGGAGTTGTGCTGCGGCCTCGCGCCAATCCTTGGCCTCTATAGCGGCATGATGTAGCTTGAATTTTTTGTATCGTGGCAAGCCTAGCTGAAAGGACAGGGACGCAATGACGATACGCGCCGGGTCCGGCAGGTCATCAAAGTCAGGGTGTAACGAACGTGCGTCGTTGAGCGCGATTGTTATATCTTGATTATACAACTGCGTGACACGCGCCTCGCTGATCTTGGTGCCGACCGGCCACCCGTATTCCCTGTCTTGCGGAACCAGAAAATGCCCGATGCCGCACGTCTCATTGCCCAGATGGTCTTCGTAAATTTCATGCACGATGCCTTCGTCAGCTTCTAGCACAAGGCGCAGGCTTTCCTCGAACGTCAACGGCCCTGCCCTCTGTACTTCTTCCACGAGCGGCGCTTATGTTTGTTCGACGGCTTGCTGTTAGGTCCGTCGCCGATGCTGGTGCGATGCTTGATCTTTATCGGGTGCCAGACTGCATCTGATACTTTGCTCGCCATTACTTTCTTACCTTGTCTGCGACTTTCTCGGCGCTGCGTCCGACCACATAACCTCCGACGCCAATCATCAGCAGATTCCACAGTTCATCAGGTAGCGGGATCGTCAACGGCATTTGATCTCCGGTAGCGATTTTTACAGCCAGTTCAACTAACGCTCCGAATAAAAAATTCCACGCCACTATGGCGGTAATTGTCAGCATGAGAACTGGTCGCCATGTGGCAGTGATAAAGTGTTCGCTTTTTGCCTCGGCAAGAATGACAGACGCAGCGGCCTGTTCAATCTGTTTGCTGTTATTGATGAGTGCCATGTTGATTTCGCGCTCAATTTCCTGCGCCTTGTCTTTATCGGCGGGAAGAACGCGCTTAATTACATCTCCAAGCAGCGGCCCTATAACGGGCAGTAATGCGCCAATCATTTTGCTATCCTTTCGCTTGCCACAGGCGGATGAACGCCGTTATGTATTTTTTTGAGAGATGCCGTTTCAGCTTTCAGGTACTCAATATCCGTTTGCATCACAGCAGCGGCCATATGATCGCGTCTCAAAAGTTCCGGCGATGACATCTGTGCCAATATATTTATGCGCTGTTCTTGTTTTTCCGTGCGGGTATCCAGCGCATCGATGCGACGATCCAAGCCGCGCAGCCTGACCTCTGTGTCGGCTAGTTGATCGATGACAGTAGACAGTTTCTGCCTGACGATGGCTGCTGCCGATACAACACTGACCAGTATCCCTGCGAGCGTCAGGATCATGCGGGCGTCGAGTTCCATTTATTTTCTGAACGCCGCAAATAGCAGCGCAGCCACCACCACACCGAGCAGCATCACTTCGCCGTAGCTAATCACGATTGCTTGCGCCATTTTTTGATCCACCTTTGCACGGTTTCAGTTTCATAAATGCGGATGACCGACCAGATCAAAGACGCTAAAGCTGCCGCCGCAGGTAGCCACTCGACCAGCGTGGCAAGCACGACAGTGATGCTGCTCAGATCGATAATGGTTTTGGCGTGGTTGTCCATCAGCCGAGTTCCGGCCAATCAAATAGGACGCCGGTCTTCGTAACGCTGCCGTCCGGGTTGCTGGTGTAGGTCACGAACAGCGCAGCGATGGCGTCGGTCGTCGCAGCCTGTGTGATCTGGTCTTCCATCGCCGCAGCGGCAAGCCTGATCTCGTTACGCCAAAGTTGGATCGCTGCGGGAACTTCAATGTTGGTGTCGATCTTACGAATAATAGCCCAGTCAGTCTGCGTCAACAATGCGCCCTGCTGCGCCTTGACCTCGGCGATCAGCGTGGATTTCACACCCAGCCTGATGACCTGCTGGCCCTTTTCGTCGAGCAGCGGGTCGCCGTTTTCATCGACCTCGTTGATGTCGTCGAGCGACTTCGCCGTAGCGTTGACGGTGCCGTCGTCATTGTAAGACCAGTTATAGAGGCGGCTGTCAGGTGCAGGCTGCTGCACGATCTCGGTGATGCCGAGGTCTGCTTTGCGCTCTGCGCTGTACGTGTGCCAACTGGCCGGGTGCTGGACGCCGGTCTGGTCGGTCCATGCCTTGCCGGGTTTAATAATCTGCCCGTGGCAGCATTTAAAAATTGATGTCATGTCTGTTTCCTATCGGGCGTTAGCAGTTTTGAACGGGGATTCGGCGAAGGCGGCAACAATATAAGTCGCACCGCTTTCATTAACTCTAGCTGCACTGCTTCTAACTTTGAAGCCGTTTGAAAGAATGTCAATTTCTGCCGATTGGCTAAAGAATGTCGTAGCTTCCGCTTGACTGGTGTTAGGCAGAAGTTGAAGGTTCGCTACGTTATAGGGGTTGCGCGTGGCGTCTTGGATAATCCAATCTCGTGCAGACGTAGTTGCCTGTTTGATTAGCACCCACGCAGGTCTGAAGCCTAGATTAATCACTGGACCATTTGCGTTTGCATTTCCAACATACGATTTGAAGGCGCTGAAGCCGTCTACTTCTGCGAAACAGTAGGCAATGTAGTTATTGCCTGAACCATTCACACGACCAGAATTATCAACTGTAAAAACACTCGATGTTGGCGACGTGTTGTTCCACCAACTTGCAGTCGTAAAAACAGCAGAAGAATTTAAATAGCCACCACCCGTATTTCCAAAACTTTGGTGATAAACAGTCCAATCACTATTAGTAGCTGTTGTTC